CGACGATCAGCCCGGTGGTGTTGGAAATGTCACCGATCTGCACCACATACGGATCCGACACGACGTAGGTGCGGGTCGACACGGATCCGCCACCATGCCCATGCGACGACGCGTCGAACTTCCGGCCGCACCACTCATCCACCCACGTTTCAGCGGCGTCCAACGCCACTTGCAGCCGGACATCGTCGAGGACATCGGCGACACCGACATGGTCTCGCAGTTGGGTGGCGGTCACATACCGCCCGTCGCTCAACGCCATGTCACACCCTCTCCGGTCGACGCCACCAAACACAGTGCGCCACAACAGCAATCCACAACCACCGGTTCGGGAGCTGCTGCACCGCAACGACCGCAACGACCGGAGCAGCCGCACACTGGACCAACCGCACCGTGTCAGTCGCCACGATCAGTTGCGCATAGGCGACAACCAGCACGACGACCAACTGCCACGACGGGTCGGCGAGCGCCGCCAGGCACACACCCCACGGTGCGACCATCAACCATCCGTCACGCCACCGGCCGGCGTGATGCTCGAGCGCCGACCTGACCGGGTGCTCATGGACACGCTTGAGAACCGGTTGTGATCCGGTCAACGGATCCAACCCACGACGCTTCGTCGTGACGTGCCGCACTGCGACAACGACAACACCGACCGCAGCGGGGATCGGGTGCCAAACCCACAACGCCACCCACACGCCTGACGTTTCTCGGATCGTCGAGGCGACAGCGACCAGCACGAGCGCCACCGGCCACCAACCGTGGACCCATGCCGTCGCAGCCCACACCCCGAGCGCCAGGGCCTGCAGATCGGTGCCGACCGGGATCGACACCTTAGGGCCGAGGACCCCGGGCAGGCCGACCACGAGGAGCGTGGCGGCGACCGCCAGCTCCCACCCGAGGCCGGACACCCGGCCGAACGCAACCATCCCGGCGGCGAGGACCGGCCACGACACGAGCCACACCGCCCACCATCGTCGGAGGTCGTTGCCGCACAACGCCGGGAGCAACCATCGCAGGTGGAACGGTGCGACCACCTGACCGCCGGTGCCCAAATGCAGGAGCCGCCAGGCGTCCGGCCCAACCTGCACGCTCATCAGATCGTCAACACGCCGAGGTCGTAGGCCCGGTCAATCCGGATCTGTTTCACGTGTTCGAGCGTCCCGACCGTCGTCGTCGCGTACAGCGGCACATCAGCCGCCCACAGCAACCGGCAGAAATACAAATCTTCGCCCTCGTTGCGGGGCCACACCAGATGGCGGAACCACGGCGACTCGGCACCGACGCCGAGCCGTTCGCTTGCCTCACGGGCGGCGATCAGGGCGTCCCGGTGCACCATGAGGCAACCGGCGCCGATCCCGGCGACCTGAACAACCGCTTGATCTGGCAACGGGCCGTGCTCGATGAACGATTCTCCGTCGTCACCCCAACCGAACACGTTGTGGGTCGACCGGGGTGCATCGTCGCCGTGCAACCGCCACACCGGCACACCTATCGCCAGGCACGGCCTGCCGGTCTGCTCGGCGACGAAATCGATCGCAGCGAACAGCGATTCGAGCAGGTGAGCGGGGTAGAGCTGGTCGTCGTCGAGCATCAACAGCCACTCGGGCGCGCCGGGCAGGTCGAGGAATCGGGACACGATCGTGTTGCGGCTGTTGGCCAGCAAGCTGGCGCCGACGATCCAGATGCACGGCCGGTCGTGTTGCAACCGTTGCCGGCCGTGCATCGCATCCCAAATCGTCATGTCGATCAGGGTGCGGGTCGTGTGGGACATCATCTGTCCTCGGGTCGGGATCCCGAGGACCACTTTCCTGGCGTCCATTTGTGCTGCCTCCGTTGGGTTGCTGCCTGTGCTGCCCTTGAGGGGGGCGAGAGCCGCCGGGCGGGCAGCAGGTCGCCCGACGGCCCTCGCGATCTCACACCGGCCTTTAGAAGGTCGGTGCGACCAGACCCGACCCGACCACGATCGACGTGGCCGACGGATACCTCTCCGCCGTAAACGCCGAGTAGCCGAACACCGCAAGCCGGATCGTCGCCGGGCTGTTCACGGCCTGGTCGAAGGTGAACAGGCGGGGGGCGCCCTCTTCCCACAGAACGTTGTCCTGCAGGCGAGTCACAATGATCCGATCTTCGTTGGTCGCGGCACCGAGGTTGGTCGGCATGTTGCCGTCGACAAGGACCGGGATCCCACCGGCGAGCGTCCCAACGATCCCGGTGACACCGGTCCCACCGATCGCGATCGGGTTGTCCGGCGCCATCTGGGCCGGCAGGACGAACGGCCGGCCCGAGGTGTCGGAGGCGGCGAGGAGCTGATGCCAGCGGCGGGGCGACATCACGACCAGGGTCGCCGGCACGAACCGGTTCGACGCCACGTCGTTCATCGCGCCAACGATCTTCGAGATCAGGGTCGTGATGGCCGTGGCCGTGTAGGTCTGCGCGCCGGTCCCCGACACCGTGAGGAACCCCTTGTGCTGACCGTTGGCGCCCGAACCCGAGATGATCTGCAGGTCGAGACGCGCGTTATAGGCCTCGACCAAATCGCGGAACACCAGCGAGTCGGTGACCTGCCCGCGCTCCACGGCCTGCCGGGAGATGTCCTGCTGACCGGTGATCGTCACAATCGGCACGGCAAAGTCGGTGGTAACCATGTCGGTTTCGGACACCGCACCGTTCTCGGTCTGCACGTTCGCCGAGGTCCCGGTGGTCACTCGCGTCACGTAGGCCGTCATGCCGTTGGCGGGCAACGGGAACGACGGGATCACGTTGGCCAGCGGGCGCGACGCACGAGCAAGTTCGGCCGCCTGATCGAGCAGATACAACGGCGGCACGAGGCCGTTGAGGGTGGTCGACGTGATGTCGCGCTTCTCGACACGCACCTCCGCCATGTGCCGCTCAATCCGCTCCTTGGCGTTGGCGTCGTAGCCGTTCCGGGCGTTCCACGCGTCGGCGACGAACGACCGGTCACGGCTGTTCCCGGCGTGGTAGGTCCGCTCCTCCGAACGGACATGCGCCCCGCCAACCATCACAGCGGGGCGGACAGCAGCAGCAGCAGCGGCTCGAGCCTCGGCGTCGGCGACATCGGCCAACTGGGCTTCGGCGGCCTTGAGGTCGGCGAGGAGCTTCTCTCCGTTGGCGCGCAGCTCGGCGATACGGGCAAGCGCCTGGGTGTCATCGAGGCCACGGGCCTCCGGGTCGGCAGCGATCTCGGACAGCTCGGCCGAGATGGCGTCACGCTGGGCAGCGAGGTCGGCGAGGCGTGCACGCACGCGGTCGGACAGGGTCGACATAGTTAGCCCTCCTGGGGCACAAAGGGTTCGTTTCGGAATCCCTCGGTGGCATCAGGTGGCGGACCGGTGGTGACCCCCGTCTACGGGGTCCCGGGCGGTTCCGCCGGGCTTGCAGCCGGACGCGGGTTTGGTTCAGCGCAGGGTCAGAGCCGCTGCAGCAGCCTGGGCGGCGACAGCCACCCGGGCAGACCTTTCGGACACGGCCGAGGTCGTCGCCGATCGGGCCTCGGCCACAACGACGCACATCCGTTCGATCGAGGCGACCGTCGCCGGGTTCGCACCCGCCCACACAATCGACGCCTCCACCAACTCAACCTCGGTGATCGACCGCTCACGAAACTGGCGATCCCACTCCTGAGCGCGGGCGAAAAACCCAATCGACATTTCGTCAACGGTCCCGGTTTCGATCTGTGCGGCAAGGTCAGCGATCCACGACACTCGAGTGTCCAACCGTGCTTCGACGAGCAGACCGACAGCGTCTTCGGTCATGGTGAGCGCACCCGACCGGGTGGTAGCCAGCACCCGCGAGTGGTCGTGCCCGGCGAGAAGCGCCCGATTGTCGTTGATCCCCAACGTCCGACGGAACGCACCCCGGGTGATCGTCTCATCCCACCCGTCGTCACCACCGACCCGATACGGGGTCCCGGTCACCGACGCATACCCGCGGAACATCAGCCCGCCGTCGTCCCTGCGGATCTCGACGCCTTGCACGGTGCGTGCCTCACGCACCCGACCAAACACGCTCACACGCCCCTCCTCCGGGTCGGTTCCCGCTTCACGCTCGAACCATCGGCGGGCAGGCATCGGGTCCAGCGGATCGATGCCCCACAACAGATGTGCGACCGCCCCCGGACCGGGCCAGCCCGGATCGTCCGGGTCGCTGTTCTTCGCCGCTTCAAGGTCCACCGCATGGCGGGCACCCCACGCAGCAGCACGCACCGCCTTATCACGACTCACCCGCCCGTCAGCCATCTCGCGTGCCTCACGAATCGTCTTCTCAGTGAGGCCGTCACCACCGAACCCGTCGGCACGCAAATCCAAACCACGTTGCGCCGCACTGCGG